ATGCCATAATATATCTCCTATAATATAATTTTTAGACTGTTAACCAGTCAATCTGTCAAATGAGTTTCTTACTCTCGTTAATTTGTTTACTGCATCTTGTATGCTTCTTGGTTTTCCACTACGTAATGTACTACGTACTGTGTCTCCAAAGTTTGCAAGGTCGCCTAGAATATCCAATAGTCCGCCACCTCTGCTTCCGTTAATTCCGGTTTTCTCTCCACTATATTCAATATTACTATATTCAAAGCCAACAGACATAATTAAATTTGAGTCATTATTGTTCCAAGCCAAATCTAAATCACCTATTGCAGAAGGCCAAACATTTTTTAATTTTATTTCGTAATATTTGTCTGGGTAGCTCTCAGTTGAATAATGTTTAATTGTCATATCGCAAGAATATTCATCTTTAAAACCAACCTCAAAAGGTAACTGGTCATTTACTTCTGAAAATGCACCACCTGATACACTATAATTAACAACCGATTGAGCCCATCGGTGGAAAAATGATAATACTTCGTGGTCTGAATCTACCATAACCACAGCTTGAACACCGTCGTTTGATATTGTTGTTGGAAAGTTTGTAGCAAGTTTGCCTACAGGCTCATACATTGATGTTTCGATACTAATACCTGGTACAGTTACTGCATTACATAAAAATGTAAAATCTCTGAGTGGGTCAAAGTTTTCAGATGTTTTCTCTCCTCGTGTTATTGATACCTCAAATAGGTTATCACGAGCTGGCCCACCAAGTCGGTCTAGTGTACTTTTAAATCTGTTAATATCAAATGGCACTTATCTATTCCTTATTTTCTTTCTTGAGTCCGCCCAAACTTTTTGTTTACCAGCTCCAACAAATTGTTGTAATGGAAGGAATAATGCAATATCCCATTCAGTCGGCGCAACCTTCATAAAACTTGTTTTTACTTGTGGCGCAAGATAATGTTTAACACAAGGAGCAAAAAATTTAAATTTTGATGCTGAATTTAAAATATCGTATGAGATTTTTAACCTTGTACTATCATCATATTTTTCGTTTGTCGTAACTGTATAAAGAGCATCCATCATCTGAGCTCTTAATTGAGGTGGCAAATAGTGCATATTCAGCCCTAAAAAGCCCCCTTTTGCTTTATTTATTGGAAAAACCAGTGGAAATTTATCATAATACGGAAGTGTGTCTTTATGTTTTGGGTCATATTGAAAGAGATACATACTTCCTATAACTTGTCTTTGGCGACTACGTTTGTCAGTCCTTAATTCCTTAATCATATTTCTGCCGGTGACTGCGATTGGGTCACTTTCGTCTGCACCAAAAGAACCTCTTGCTGCAAGTTTTGCTTGCTTACGATACCAGTCTCTTGCCTTTTCTGTTCTAGCTGGTACTTGACCTTGTCTAATACCTTTAGCCAATACATCGGTAAATAATTTAGCAGCCAATTATCTTGCTCCCGGAATATGTTTTTCTGTCATTATTGTCCATAGCCATCCTCGGTCAGCACAAAAGTTCTTTGCTGCCTTCCATTTGGCTTCGTTTATTCCCCAAGTTTTAACCTCATTTAAATATCGCCTTGATACTCTACCCGTCTTAGTTTTATTTCTATTCTTTGGGTCAGGCGGTCTACATTGACTACTTGGTTTAATTTCAATCATAATAGTTTGGGGATTACCATTATCATCTCTTTTATGTACGACCACATCTGGGAAGTACCTATGCATTTTACCATCAATAGGAGACCTATATGGAACAATCACTTCTTCTGATTGCCACCATATCACCTGAGGATGTAAATCAAGCCATTTAAACACTTTAAATTCCCATAAAGACCTATAAATAATCTTTGTGGGATTTCCTTTGTATTTGGCTGGATTTTTGGGGCGAAACCCGCCTCTATAAGCCATAGTCTATTTCCACTTTGTATATAAATAATAATTAAATGTATTCGTAATAGATATTTATCCAAAATGGAAGATTATAAATGGCACAAACGACAAGAAAAGATACTTCACCAGCAGCAGTAATTGCCCGCGCAAAAAGAATAGAAGGTTTTAATTCTGAACTTTCGTTTCCAGCAAGAGCTCATTCGCATGGAATACAACTTATTTTTAAACAATATTCATTTGCTAAGTTAGTTGCACAAAATGCTGGTAGGGAACTTAATTCTGTACAGTTTGGCACCAAAGGATTTGCCGAAAAGAAAGGACAACAATCTTTTTATCTACCATTCCCAACATCATTACAAGACAGTACAGGACTTACCTACAATAATTTTGAAAGAGATCTTGTTATGTCGGTTGTTGGTGAATCCTTATCTAGTGCTGTAAATTCAGTTGCCAATGACCCACAAGGTGCTGCGGCCGGTGCGAAGAATGCACAATCAAAATTAGAAAAATTTGGTAGTAGTGTTAGTAAAACACTAAGAGAAAATCCTGGTATGGGAGGTGCATTAATGCTTGCACAACAATTTAGAGATGGTGTTGGTTCAGGTCTAAAATTAGGTGGTGATTCTGCAAAATTATTTGCAGCATATTTGGCAAGAAATTTTAATGGTGATATAGGTAAAACTATCGCAATGGATTCTGGTATGGCAATTAATCCATCCGAAACATTGGCCTTCGAGGGTGTTGACCTTAAAAGTTATACCTTTGATTGGGATTTATATCCAGAAAGTAAAGAAGATTCGGATAGAATTAAAGATATTATTAAGTCATTAAAGCGAAGAATATTGCCAACAACATCTGGTGGTGGTTTTGGTGAATCCGCGTCAGGTCTTTTTCCAGAAGGTGCAGCTAGACAAGCTGCCGAAAGTGGACCTCTTCAAAGAATGTTTTTAAGTTATCCAGATGCCGTATATATCAATTTGGTTGGTGTCGATGGCTCACATTTCCCACAATTTAAACCAGCAATGTGTACAGGTATGGATGTTGATTACGGGGCAACAGGAAACATGGTTATTGCAAAAGGTGGCCGACCAGCTGCTGTTAATATTTCCTTATCGTTCTCTGAACTTGTTATTCATACAGCTGAGGATTACGGCGAAGAGGAAGTAGAAATTGCTGGTGCAGAAGAAAAACCAAAAACATTTACAGGAGGGCCTAGTTTCTAATGAAATACTTTGAGAATTTTCCAACAATAAACTATAATGGTCGTAGAGTAAAAGACATTACCAGACGTAGTGCCTTTTTAACAGCTGTACAAAACAATCCTTATGTGTATTATCCTTACACGGTAAGTAGTAATGAACGTGCTGAAGATGTTGCAAGATTGTATTATGGTTCTGTTGATTACGTTTGGCTTATCTATTTAGCGAACAATATTATGGACCCATATCACGAATGGCCAATGAACGAAAACACATTTAATGATTATCTCGTCGATAAATATGCTGAACAATCTCAGCAAACCGGTGAAGATGTACTTGACTGGATTCGAGATGAAGCAAGAGATGAGAACATTATATATTACATAAAACAGGTATAACAAATGGCAGCTATAGATGATATTATATTGGCACCGGAATCGTTTCAGACGATTTATCTTCGTAGGGAAGACCGTGTTATTATGAGAACAGAACGTGGAGCAAAGATTATTATTAAGCGTATTATCCCAGAGGATTGGAAACCTTATAGAATCTATGACTATGAACTTGCTCTTAATGAAAAGAAAAAAGAAATATTTTTATTTGACAAGGCATTTGTAGGACAAATCAGTACCTCATTTCTCAACAGCATAAGCTCGGAATAATATAATATGGAAGGGTTTAATCCATCAGCTTGTCAAATCGAAGAAGCGATAATAAAAAAACCTAATGGTAATACTAAGAATATTACCGCATTGATAGCAAAATTTGGTTTTACCCAATCAATCGAAAATGTTTCTTACAGTGGAATGTTAGAGATATATGACGGCGTTGGTGTATTAGAAAATTTTGGTTTAAGAGGTGAGGAAGAGCTTGCAATTGTAGTACGGTGTATGGATTTTAATACCGTGCTTAAACTTAAAACTCAATTATATAAAATTGATGGTATTAGTAGAAGTGCCGATGGTGGTTCATTATCATATACCATACACTTTATTTCGCAAACAAGTTATAAGGCAGAATTACAAAAGATTACAGAAGCTTTTAGAGATAAAACTGGTGGTCAGATAGCTCAAGATATATTTAAAAGATATTATAGTAAAATACAGGAAGTAAATCCTAAAGACGATATCAAAAGTGAAAAATTACCACAAGATTTTAAGGCCAAGAAATTTAAAATAACTGCAGATAAAGGTAGACGACTTTATACACAAGGCTCGGATGGCAACTTACAGTTAATTGTTCCGAATTATAGACCATCAAAGGCTTTACAATTTGTTGCAAATAAATCATTCAGTAAGCAAAGTGCAAGTAACTCATATAGATTTTTTGAAACTTTTAATGGATATCATTTTGTGACTGACGAATTTCTAATGGAAAAAGCTGCAAGTAATCCGGGACAGGTTGCAGATTTATATTACTTTCCGATTGTATCAAAAAATCCTATTGAAGGTTTTGACCAGACAAAGATTATAGAGAACATGACACAACTTAAAAGAGTACATACTGGAGAAGATTTATATTCCGGTGGATACACAAATAAAGTTGTAGAGATTGATTTACTCCAACATAAGGTAGATTTTAGAACATTTAAATATTCTGATAATACAGATTATTTTACTGGTTCAGGAAAGGCTGCACTAAAAGATGATGTACATACAGAAGAATTTATTAAGGAAACCTTTACGGAAAAGAATGCAAGACAATTTATGGTGTTCCGTGATTACTCTGGCCCTGGTCATATTGAAACTCCTGCGAAGGATAGGATAGTTCGAGGTGACCAATTTTATTCTGAAATTGTATCTAATAGAGTTGCATATAGTCACCATTTAAACTCTTCAAAGGTTAGTGCTACAATAAAAGGTAGGCTTGATATTGAAGCTGGAAATGTTGTGGCCGTAATGTTACCAGAAATATCAATATCAGATGATAGAACTAGATTAAATAAACAATTGGGTGGTAAATATCTTGTACATACAGTCACTCATACAGTGGAAGAGAATGTTCTCACAACAAATATGACTCTTATAAAATATGGAAATACACAATAATGGATACTGCAGGCTTAACTAATCCTCTATTCTTTGTCGGTGTCGTTGAAAACATCGAAGATAAAAGGCACGAAGGACGTGTACAAGTTCGTGCGTTTGGCACACACGGTACAAATAAAGAAATCGAAACTCCAGATCTACCTTGGGCAATTTGTGTGCAAGGAAATTATGACCCAAATAATCCACCACCCCCGCTAAATTCTTTTGTTTGGGGAGTGTTTATGGATGGTCGTAATGCTCAACACCCAATGATTTTAGGTTTAATACCTTCGCAATATGTGGAAGAGCATGACCCTGCAACAGCAGGCTGGGGTGTCATTCCGGAAAATAATGGAGCAATCCAAGCAAAAGGAATGACTCCAAAAGATATAGGTTTACCACAACAATCTAGATTGGCAACTGGTGAAAACTTAAACGAAACTTATATTCCCACACAAGAATTAAATAGAGTTCACGACCAAAAGGTTGGAGGCGAATCTGATACCTGGGCAGAACCAGGCTCTGCATACGCTGCCAAATATCCATATAATAGAGTAATAGAAACAGGTACTCATAGTATTGAATTGGATGACTCGCCGGGATCTGAACGAATTATGATTAACCATAAATCTGGTGCATATATTCAAATCGATGCCAAAGGTACAGTAACTGAACGTGCTGCAGCAGATAGATATGAAATAAACATTGGCACAAAGCATGAGTCGTCTGGTCATTCGACAGTTACGGTCAATGGTAACGCGCATGTGTACGTGAAAGGTAATAAGACAGAAGAGATAGAAGGCGACTATCGTATGCTTGTGCATGGTAACGCGGAATTTGGTGTCGGTGGCCAAATGAATCTAAATGGTGGTGAACAAGTTCAAATCCGAGGCGGTGATGTTAAAATTGACGCTAATGTAGGTGTATTAAATCTCTTCGGCAAAGAAAGTATTGTTGCTGACGGGGGTGAGCAAGTTATTGTCACAGGACAAAATGTGAATATTACATCGCTGCTTGATATGGAATTATATTCGACCCTTGGCATGAAATTTACATGTATTAATGATTTAACTGCAAGTAGTAATGATATTAATTTTAATGTTGGCTTTAAAGGCTTTAATATTTGGGGTATTGGTAATACAACAATTGATACACCGTTTGTTAAATCCATTGGTGTAGTGCAGGCTACTGCTGTATCTTCCCTCAGAGGAGATTTTGCAACATTAGGTGCTCCATTACCAATTAGCTCCGCGCCGGGAAGTCCTTGTGCTCCTGGTCCTGGAAGAACACCTCCATTAAATATACCTTCAGGTCTATTCTTTACTTTACCAGAATTAAATTTTGCAATCCCTGCATTATTTGCTGGCTCTCAAACTAAAATGCCAGAACCACCATCCAAATCTACTAACATAATGCCGGGTGGTTATTTTGCAATGGGTTGGGCTGCTGGATATGTTTCTCCTATTGAAGATGAAGCAACTGATATTGTGAGTAAAATTAAGGAGATATTATTCTAATGGCAACCTCGAATTGTATTGATGTAACTGACCAAGTCACAATGAATAAACTCGGCCTTGGGCCGGGAGTTAATTTAAATGATAAAGGCGAATATACCTTAAATCAGATTGATGTATTTGCAGCACAATTTATTGAGAATATGGATTCCGATAAGGAAGATAATCCGGTTGGAATTTTATACAATCAATATGGCGACGATTTATATAAAGCAAGTGATTATATTAATGCATTACAAAGTACTCTTACCGATGGTGATTATCCTTCTTTAGACAGGAGATGGTCAACTGGTAAGATTACAATTGTTGAATTTGCAGATTTTATAAACTCTTATAACTATACACCAGCTGGTGTTTTAAATAGTGATTTAACAAAACTCGCCAGAACATTGGATTCATATTATGCTGATACATTTGATGAGAGTGCATTGGGTGGTTTCTGTGCATTAATGCCACAAATTTTTGGTCAAATCGATGCCTTCTTTACATTGGTTGGTCAAATAGAGGGTGCAATAGCAGATACATTGGCGTTTATTAATAAAATTAGATCTTATGAATTCTTTTCAAAGGAAGCAGAAAAGCAATTAGTTAAACAACTTATAAAGGAACTTAAAAAGAAAGTTGGAGATGTAATTAACGATATTATCCAAGAGGTTCAGGACGCAATAGAAAACTTTAGCATTACTGATATAATAGGTGATATAGAAACCTTTTATAATAAAAATATAGCAAAACCTGTAATGACAGCAGCGTCACAATCTTGTGCTTTCTTTACTGATGAAAATAAAAAGACATTTAAGGAAAAGATAATTGCGTTAATAGACTATTTTGTCAGTCTATTTGAAAGCCCTAATTTGGAAGCTATCCAAATGATGATTTCTCGTTTCTGTGCCTTGGTTTCTAATGTGGAAGCGTTGGTTCGCGACATTAAAAAGCCTTTAGACGATTACACATTGCGATTTACAACAATTACAAACAGACTTAAAACGATTTCAAACATTAATACATCGACCGCAATAAGAGCAGGAGCCATAAGATATTCTCCAGCTGTTCGGAAAGATAAAATAAATAGATTGGAGGCACGCTGGACTGACCCTGGAGGAAGTAATTTCACACCGTCAGGCAACGCACCTCAAAATGTGCCAGAACCAACAGCTGCTGAATATGCTGATTTACCACCTTGTGGGCAAGTATTTAAGGGTGCTAATGACAAGATAAAACTTGAAGGCGATTGGATGGACGAAAAGGAAGGAGTTGGTATCTACGGATATACAAGAATCGACCTTGATGTTAAAGTTTACCTAATGAGAGTTCAAGAAGAAATAGGTGGCACATTTACTATTAATTATGGTTGGACCAGTAAAGCTTATAATAAGAAATTAAAGGGCAATGAAAATAATGCTCATTTAAGCGGATTGGTTATAGATGTTAAAAAAGACATGGCCGATGTTGATGCATTTATAGATTCGGCACTTAAAAATGGATTTAAATTCGCAAAGGAATATGATAAATCCATTCATTTAGATATAAGAGAGATACCAGGACAATGACAGTAGATGTTTTCACACCCAGAACCAAAAAGGTCAATTTATATTCTGACTTTCATAAAGACCTGCGTGTCAGTCCTATATCAAAAGACCTTGCATTAATGAAGGACGAAGACTCAGTAAAACAGTCAATTAGAAATCTAATGTTAACTGACCCAGGCGAAAGACTTATGCAACCAAACATAGGTGGTGGTATTAGGGAATTGTTATTTGAACAAATGACTCCCGGTACATTAAAACTTATGGAAGAAAATATTGTTGATACCATAGAGATATACGAACCAAGAGCACAACTTATAGATGTGCGTGTAATCGCAGGATTAGACGATACGCATGTAAATATTACTGTATTATTTTCGGTACGAAACGAAGAACAACCTATTCAGTTAGATGTTATTTTAGACAGGACAAGATAAAAATGGCCAATCCAAAAACCCCAATTACAGAACTTGATTTTGATAGTATTAAAAATCAGTTAAAAGCATATCTGCAAACGCAGACACAATTTAAAGATTACAATTTTGAAGGTAGTAACCTATCAGCTATGCTTGATGTTCTTGCTTTTAACTCGTTTCAAAATAATTTCTATACTAATATGGCAATTAATGAAATGTTTCTTGATTCAGCTGTACTTAAAAATAGTATAGTTTCTCATGCTAAGGAATTAAACTATATTCCAAGGTCTCGTAAATCTGCAAAAGCAACTGTAACAGTAGAAATTACAGACCCAACGCTTCAAGATTCCACTATAACGATTCCACAATATAGTCAATTTACAGCAACATATCAAGGTGAAACATATACGTTTGTTACTGACCAAGTATATGTTGCAAAAAGAGTTGGTGTTGGTCAATATACTGCTGAAAATGTAGATATCTACGAAGGCCAAATGTTAACCAGTTTCCAAAGAGAAGGCTTTATTGTAGATGCTGATGGTGTTCTTAGAGTTCAGCTAACAAATAGTGAAGTTGATACCGACAGTATTGTAGTATTCGTTGATGCGGAAGCCACTGAGGACCAAAATGTGTTTACAAAGGCAACCACAATATTTGGTGTCGGTCCTGATGATTTAGTATTTTATTTAGAACCATATCTTGATGACAGATATGCAATTTATTTTGGCGCGAATAAATTTGGT